ATGTCACTTACACAAAACGAAATTTTAGCCAATACACGACCAGTATTGCACCAAGTCCCATTCCGCACAACATTTGAAAGAGAAAACTTTGTATTTGGATCAGCAGCTGGACCAAGATTGCTGGTAGCACTATGCCAGGACATCGAATTCTTAAATGGCGAATATTCTAATGCACTCAATGAAATGAGCAAAGCAGCAATTCTAACAGAAATGAATTTAGTAAATGCTAAAATTACAGAACTCCAAGCAGAATTTGGACCAGATGTCCGTCAAGCAATTGAAGATGCAGAACCACAGTATTGGGTAGAAGAGCTTGCTCGGAAAGCGGCCATTGAAGCATTATGCCAGGCAGTGACATTTGAGAATATGAGCCAGATGTTAAAGCTTCCTTCAGAATTATATGAGGAAACAATTACAAAATGCCAAACATTTTTAAATGTTATTAATAAAACAACACGTCTTGCTGAACGCAAAGCAAACGTTGGTAATATTCCTGGCAACGAATAATGCTTAAAAAATCTGCAACAACCCTCTTTGATAAAATTCCTGCACTTAGCGAGCAGGTTGTTGTATGTGTACCAACCAATGGTCTAGTACACGCAATGTTTTCTTATTGCTTACTCAATGCAATTCGATACACGGAATTACACGGCGTGCCTGTTGTACTTGAAATGGACGCAGGCACAGTATTAAGTAATCAGCGGCAAGTCTTGTCGGACTCGGCACTTGCATTGCAAGCAGATCATATCATGTGGCTAGATAGCGATATGACATTCCCCGAAGATGTCATCATTCGCTTACTAGAGCACAGGAAAAATGTAGTATGTGCTACCTATTCAAAGCGAGTAGAACCGTTTCATCCAACTGCATTTTATAACATTGATCCAGTGGAGCCAGTTGACACAGAGGGCAATGGACTAGTTACAATTAAGTATTCGGGTATGGGATGTATGCTGGTTAAGTCAAGTGTTGTTGACAATATGCCAAGCCCGCATTATCCACTAAAGTGGCATGCACCTAGTTCAACATGGCACGGCGAAGACATGGGTTTTTGTGACCTGCTAGCAGATAACAATGTTAAAATATTTTGTGACTTAGATCTTAGTCGGGAGATTGGCCATTTAGGTCAACGAGAATATCGATTGAATCAGGCAAACTGATAAAAAACGCACACCATTGATTTAGCTTTCTCAAGTTAACGCCAGCTGATATTTCAAATTCTGGATACTCGGACGAGTGTAATACATGCCGCATTAGCGCACCGTCTATTATAGTACTCTTTACCAAATTCTGTCTCAGCTTAAGGTCAATAATTATACTGTTAATTAGTGGGTGGTGCCATTCTTCTTCATTGACTAGCTTACGAATTTCCAGATACCATCGCTCTGTGTAGCAAACTGATTCCTTATACAGCTTATTAAGAAACGGATTATTTAACCATGGCTTCCAGCAATGCTGATAATTTATTTGGTGATGCGGCCCATCATATTGTTGTGCTGATACAGTTGGAGTGTTCTTAATTAAGCGGAGCATTATTTAATAGTCCCTCTAATGCTTCTCTAAATCCGCGACTACTAAACATCTTAGCAGTGTTTCTGTGCAACGGCTGCGGCCAATGCCACATATCAACCCAGCAGTACCCAGCTGATTCGCTATCAATGCAAGGTACAAATTCATCCTCACATAATATCAAATAGCTAACATGTCTAAATCCCTTGTCCTTGGTAATGAACGTGTATACATGACTCATTGCAACAGTATTGGGGACACCGGGGAATCCAAGTTCTTCGCATAGCTCACGTTTAAGTCCTTCAAGGTCGCCTTCTTCATGTTCAAGTTTGCCGCCCCAAATTCCCCAGCACATACTATGTGTTTCTTCAGGACTGCGCAATTGCATCATTGCTCTCCCGGTATTTTTACTAACAATTAATGCGCCTACTGCTCTCATATTACTAGTTAGTTGACAATACGCCACCAGCCTTGATCAAATGTTCCTTCAACTGCCAGTACCCACTCGCTGCCAGTGAAGTACAATTTTTTCATGGTATTTGCATTTGTTGTATATGCACTTGTATTCACTGCACTAGCGTCAAAGCTAACAATCCAGTCGCTGCCATTGTATTCAATCACATCGTTTTCATCTGCAACCACAGTTCCCCAAAAGCCATTTTGAATAGGTGAATTGGTCAACAAATAACGTTGTCCAAATGCGGCAATTGGAATGTTTCCGTTACCAGGGTGACTTTTGGTTGGGTCAATAATACCATTGATCATTGTAATGGTATCGTTTGGTAAGGTTGACGCATCCAAGCTATAGCTCAGTATATTTTGATTATTTTCTACACTTGAAACTTTTAGAATAATTTCGTTTGTGTCAAGCGAGCTACCTAATTTCAATCTAATTTCTGTAATGCCATTGTTAATACCGCCAAATTTACTAAAGTGGTCTTTCCAACTTAAATTCTCACCGGCGCTACTTTGCGGATCTGTTGCTTGGTTAATACTAGTCAGCAGTTGAATATAGTCTTCGGTCACTTTGATATGTCTATCTTCAAAGGTGATCCAACGTCGATCCTGAAACCCATTGTTGATGATAATATCGTCAATAAAGCCAAAGTCTGCACCTACGTTGTTTAAAATACTATGAATTAAAACTTGACGTTTTACTTTGGCCGGTGGAGTTAAGAAAATTGGCAATGTGAAAATTAAACTTGCAACGTCAATAATATCGTCAGTGCCCTGCGGAATGCTACGAGCAGTCCATGTAATGTTAATCAGTTCAACTACTGCCAAGCTAGTCCAGTCATACGGATTCTGACTGCTTTGCAAGTTTACACTTGGATTGAATAATAGCAAAATTTGTTCAAGCAACTGAAGTTTCTGTTCAGTATTACTGGTCCAGATGTCTACGTTGATTGTCAAGTCGTATGGTATTGGACTATGTCGATCTAAGCTATAAGTTTCGCCTACTCGATCCTTATACGTTCCAGCTTCAGCATCGTAGGATTTTTCATAGACCTGCACACTGTCCTGGAATGCTGGACTTATTCTACGTTCGGCATTTGGTAGTAGCTCTGCAATATAGCAACTAATTGCAGGTACGCTTAAAATAGTGTTTTCACTGTTCTTACGAAGAATGTGTTGACTCATACGAGTAGTGTCGCCATATCGAACAGGAACTTGATGATAGTAATCGTTTCCAGTAGAATCCTTACCCATCTGCACTGAGAAGCCGCCAAATAGTCTCATGAACTGAAGTAGCCAACGTCTTATTTGTTGGTCATAAAAATATTGCTGTGCCATTAATTATCTGCCTTTGGTTTAGTAAACACCTTGCTCAGTGGCTGTCGTTGATTGATAGTTGTCTTAGGAGTGCTTAAATTATTTGTACCTGTAGTTTGTGTATTATTAATGAAACCACCTGCGTTCACTGTTGCTTCTTTCCATCCAACTTGATTTAAATTGTCCATTACTCTGTGCCACTTGGTGCCGCGGTATACAAACAATCGCTCTGGGGTAAAGTCCATTCTAATAAACAAATCATTCTGACTTGGTGAAGTTGGAAAGCTTAATCCATTTGCCACACCTGATGTATCTCCGTGTGTTGCCGCATACTCAGTAGTATTGACTGTGGTATTAGATGAACCACCTCCGTCAAATCCTGCAATGACTGGAACAAACGTTGAGCCATTGATTTCTGGGTTGGCATAACCAGCTCCGGGCGTAACAACTTCAGCAGATGCCAACACTGCATTTGAAATTTGAATTTCTTTCTGATAAGTGCTTAGTGCATTTTTTAAACTGTCAGCATCTTCTGGATCACCCAATATGCTACGATACTCTTGTGCATCGTTGATAGGAGCAACTTTGATACGCCACAAGTGCGGCCACCAAGTTGGACCAAAGCCTTCGGCAGCACGACTTGCATCTTGAACAGCATAAAATTTGTTAATGCTTTTTGCAGTAGCATCTAATAGTAAGTCGTCATTCAAGTGCGGCAATTCAACAACATCACCGGCCATTAGCTTACGGCCAAGTCGCTCTACCATTTCGTTAGTATGAAAGGTAATGAACAATGTATCAGCATTTAGAAACAATCCAAACTGACTCAAATCAAAGTCTTGATCGGTTACATTGTAAGTTCCACGAAGTTCAAACACGCTGGTATCATATACACGGTCACGATTCTCTAAGAATAACAAGTCCTGTATATCCATTTCATTTATTTCGCCCTTTGCAGCCAAATTTGGCTTTGCAGGGTCGGAACCGTCTTCTACGGCCGCAGGTCCAAGATACTTGTGGACCAATATAGTGGTACCACCAGCACTTACTGCTTCCCTAATGACCCTATCTTGATAGTAGAAGTCATTGGTCTTGGCATTTTTCCAAAGTGATATTTTAGGCATAATTCCCTCAGGTCCATAATTGGTCCTATTTTGTTGTAGTATTTACC